GTCGCTCTAGGTGGACTATTAAATGCATTTACCATTATATATTATATTAACAAAATAAACCTAAGTTAGAAATTATAGTTAAAGAAAACAATCTAAAAAATTACAATGGATTATATTGCCTGGGATACGGAGACTATAGGTCTCCCTAAAACACGTAAAGGTGAAAGAGCAACAGTTGATAATGTTCATAAATTTGATAAGTGTCGAATGTTAACCTTAGCATTCGTTAAATATAATAATAAGGGTGAAGAGGTTGGTTCTTATCACGGTACCGTGTACCCTGATACGTTTGACGTTGCTGCAACACACGTACATGGTATTACACAGGAGTACGCGCAAGAAAACGGACAACCATTTGGGTATCTCTATGCATCTCTTAAGGAAGCTACGAGAGATACTAAATTATTGGTCGCACACAATTCTCTTTTTGACGAGAACGTATTCTTTTCTGAATGTTACCGTCGGGGTTTTGATACAGAACCGTTTGATGAAGTTACGTTTGTTGATACTTTGGATATGGCACGGTCTATTTATCCTACGTTACACAATCACAAATTGATTACATTATACGATCACATTTTCGGGGAAGAGTTTGACGGTGCACACGATGCCTTAAATGATGCGCGTGCGTGTGGTAAAGTATATCCGGTTATGCGTGATAAAAAATGGGGAATGAATGATATTGGTGTTGATAGAATTGTTATTAAAGCATCTGACGTTGCTGCAATTATTGGTAAAAATCAATACAAGAAACCCGCTGAGATTATCGATAACCTTTGGAGTAAATATAAACCGGAGACGTTTCAAGGTAAAACAAAGGATCAGCGCGCACTCGAAGCTATTGAAAAGTGTGATTTTTCAGCAAATATTTTGAAAGATACGGAAACGTATAAATCATTTAATTCATCCGATGTCGAGAGAAAATTCAAAGCTGTTTCTAACCAAGTTGATTTATATTCCAAATTACGAGGCGATGATAAAAAGTATGCGATTGATTATTTACGTAAGACTTTGTATACGAACCATGGAACAAGACACGAGGATACGACGGCTGATAATTATAGCGATCTTGAAGTTGATGAAAACTTTTATACGTATCCAATTTGTTCTCTCGAAGGTACTACGTACGAAATCGTTGGTCGTATTGATAGAGTAAGACATGGTTATGATGGTAATAAGACGATTGTCGAGATTAAAAATAGATCAAGAAGTTTATTTAAAACCGTCCGCGATTACGAGGAGATTCAGTGTCAAACGTATATGGAAATGATGGACGTTGATAATTGTGAGCTTATCGAGCAATACAATGATTCGCGAATTGGGTATTCGATTAAACGTGATAAACACAAATGGTTGAGTGATATTGACCCTAAACTTAAAAAGTTTTGTGAATATTTCCACCATTTACTTTCTAAATAATACTAAGGATGTTGTACATGCTACCATTTCTGTACGTTCCAAAACTTATCGATAAAAGAATAAACAGACCTACTAGACCAGTTGATCAGGACACAAAAAAAAGATATTGTGGATGTTGTCTATTTAATTAAAATGTAATGTAAATATAGAGTACTAATGTCATCAAGAAGTATAAACCAAAAAGTATTAGCTAAGATGGTATTAGTCCAAAATCAAACCAATAACGATAAAGCACTACTTTATAAAATACATATGGAGTTAGTTAAAATGTCTGCGAATGTGAATAAAGAACGTAAGTCTACGAAGACAATGAGTGAACGTAGTAGGGTACAAAAAGAAGTAACAAAAATACATAAGAGAATGAGAGAAGTTGAAAATGATATGAAAAAATTAGAAAAAAAAGAGAAGTTTATTGAATCCGTACTTCAAAGGTTACGCGTGGAAATACCTAGGCGTAATAAAGAATATGCTAACAAAAGAGCAAGACTAAAAAAATCGAATTATATTAAAAAAACCGCGAATACAGCATTGAAAAAGGAACTTGGTATGAATAAAAATAATAAGAAATAATAATAATGAGAAGAATTACGTTTACTCAAGGGTACATGAGTTTCCTCTCTATAGTGACAACAGTTTCTGTTAATATGTATACGAAACGAAAACTGGGTAAAGATAATGAAACGAGGTTAAAAATTAGGAATCTTTAAGAATAAAAGAATGAAAGAACTATTCTTAAAAATTACTACAATGTCGGTAGCTTCTTTTTTAGGTTCCTACGTTGGAACGCAAAAATGGTTCGATAAACACGAAAAAAAATAACATAATGTACTTATATATGAGATCTAAAAGTATTGCATTGGGTGTCGTCGCTTTAACGTGTTTATCGGGTGCAGGTGTAGGAGTTGGTACGGGTATGTGGCTCGGTCACGTATTGGAAAAAGAAATAAAAAAATGAGAAATAATAGTATGTTGAGACCCCCTCTCTCATCTACCATTTTTACCAGACCAAATATATTTAGACGTATACGTACGAACGTTATTTCTATGGAAAACGAGTCTACACGACTCCATGATATAGAAATACGTATAGAGAGAACACGTGGTCATTGTTCTACCGCATATGGTCGTCAGGAAAAGGCGTACATAAAAGTACTTAACCAGTTGGAGAAAGAACGCCTTGAAATTTTAAAGGATACTAAAGAAAAAAGTTGTAATAATACAAATGATAGTTGCACTGAGTAATCCGAGATTCGTAGTTACATGTAAAAAAGATAAAGGGGGTACACAGAAAATGCCCAAATATACCTCTTATACTGAAATTAAGAAATTAAAAAAATCTAATTCTAAATCCAGTATAAACCCCCTTAAACAATTCTTAACGGGTATCTTCGGTGAAGAGATCGATTACGATAAGTTTAACAAAGAATCTAAATATGCTATACGAGTAGAAGACGACGATGAACGTAAAACAAAAAAATGGTAAAATCAATTTTTATTGTGGTGACTAAAACTCACGATAATAAAAAGTGTTCGATATAAATATTTGGGGTTTCATTTTTTAGGACTTTTTCTTAGTTTGGATTGTGGTGTTGTTGGTGTTTTTTTTAATCTCTTACGCGTTGGTGTTGATAATTTAGTACCACTCGATCTTTTTGAATTTATGGTTGTTGTATTATTATTTGTATTATTACCAAAGCTGTTACTGTTAGAATAAATTACAATAGCATCACGCGCTGCACTTATCCATCTATTTCTAACATTCTGTCTTTCTCTCAGACTATTTACTGGTAGTATCAGTTGTACTGAAATACCATATATCCCCTGTGTATTGATATTCCTGTTTAAATTGGACCCTGTGACATTACTTAAAATACTATTATTTCCAAGTATTATTCGTATCATTTTTCGTAGATTTCTTATTGTTATTCTTCTTAAACTACCATCTGCTATACCATATAATTTATCATAAACCCATTGGAGTTGTTGGTCCTGGTTCATTTATTATACGTTTACATTTTTTATCAGATCGAATTAAAATAGTAAGTATTAGTATAGAATGGTCACTAAAGATAACCAGAAGAAAAGTCTAAATGCTTCTATAAAAGAGCTTACTACTGCAATTGATAAGCAGGCTAGACAAAATTTAAGTAAAAATCCAACTAAAACACCAAGCCCAAATTCAATTTTAAAGAAGAGATTGGCTGCGCTGCGGAAACTGAGGAATGCATTAAACAAAAACAATGATGCATCTCCCATGAATTTTTCCATGCAAACGCGTTCACAATCAAAATCATCTCGATCTCGACGCAGTAGTGTTGGTTCTGCTAATACACCATTAACGTCTATACAAAAAGAAATTGTAGGTGTAATTAAGACACACTTGCCTAGAGAAAACACTCCTCGGTTAAAAGCTAATAAATTTGCGTTTAAATATTTTCAAAATAAAACGGGAGAAGAAAGACTCCGTAAAGGTCAGGAAGCTAAAAATGCGCAAAACGCAATGAATCTTCGAGGTATTTCGAGAAGATTGGCAGCAAAAGCGGGTGTAATATCTCCACTTTATGGGATTAAAAAGACATTGAAACTTCGTAACAGTGATCGTGTTGAGAAAAAGGCTAGAAAATCTCCAAATAGTAAAGGGAGTGCTACTAAGAAGCCTAAGAAAAAATAAAATGTTTTTGTAAAGTAAGATGTCTAATAAAACGTCGCCGCCAAAAAATACACGGAGCATAGAAAAACAACTTAAACATATTGATGAGACTTTAATGGAAATACGCAAAAAAGAGGGTAAATTGAGAATGGAATTAGAAAGATTGGATATAAGACGAAAAGTTTTAAATGAAAAAAAGAAAAAACTTTTAGCTAAAGAAGTGAATGTACTTAATCGAGAAGTAAAAAAGAGAAAAATATCTAATCAATTTGGTAAAGGGTTTACGTCACCTTCAAAAAGTACATTTATGTGAAAAAATAATATTTCTAATAAGTAAAAATGAAGACAAATACAATTTTAATGATAACAGCTATACTAGTTACCGCGTATATTCTTAACGGTGTAACTACAAAAAATTCTACTAAATCGTGTGGGTGTGGTAAATAAAAAATAAAATATAATTAATCATTTTTATACAAAGAAGTATTAATCTGTGTATAAAAATAATATATAGCTATTATAAGTTTATTATGAGTAACAATAATAACAACTCTGACCGAATATATGTAATACTCGGTGTTCTTGGATTTTTGCTTGTTATGTCAAGTTGTGCGGCTTTATTGATTCGACACATTACTAAATCCGATCCCAGTAAGAAATCATCATCGCCATCGCCATCGCCAGCCCCAACACCAGCACCGGTACCACCATGTGGTATTGATGGTATGAAAAATGGTAAAGGTACATTTAAAATTAAATCTAGTACGGGTAAATGGGTGTATACGTATAGAGATACAAATGATAAAATGAAAGTTCGATTAACAGATGACGAGAGTAAACCAAATGTTTCGGGGTGGATAATTAGTAACGAGGGAACTTCATCTTTGGACGATATTAGGATAACAAGTCCAAATGGGTACCATTTTAAAGACCAACAAGACGAGGCTATGCGAATAGACTCTCGTGACGTTAGTGGAGGTGTAAATGCGTGGAAATTCGAAGGTGGTGAACTTGATTCTAATAATTCTTCTATATTGAAGAAAGTAAAGATTAAGAGTAGATATGGTTATTACCTGAACCCGGACGGTGATGGTTTTAAATTGAGTAAGGGAGATAAGTCTGAATGGTTTATTATATGCGAAGGTCCACATCCATTATCAGATACACCTCTTACATATTCTGAAGCTGGAGACGTTAATCCAGATTGGAATTTATGTACTGATGATCATAAGGTTATAGAACATTGTGATTCTAATGATAAATGTGGCGGTGCTGCGGAACAAACTAATGGGTGTTGGCATTTATATGAAGGTAAGGGTGCACCTTGGCCTACGGGTAAGAATTATTATCAGAAACTTAGTTTTAGGTAAAAAAAATAATATATAGCTATTATAAGTTTATTATGAGTAACAATAATAACAACTCTGACCGAATATATATAATAGTCGGTGTTCTTGGATTTTTGTGTGTCATGTCAAGTTGTGCGGCTTTATTGATTCGCCACATTACTAAATCCGAACCCAGTAAGAAATCACCAGCACCAGCACCAGCACCAGCACCAGCACCAGCACCAGCCCCCGCTCAACCCGTCTCTAATAGTCCAAACTGTGATAGAGCTGCAGCAAAAACCTGTGCTATAACAAAAAATCGTTTAGCTGGTAACGATTGGCCGTCTTTCGATGCTGATTCTAATATTATAGGTGATCAATGTTGTTTTGATTATGAATGTGATGCGGATTGTCAGTGGTGATTACCAAATTGTACCTAAGTTAAATATTTGTAAAATAAAAAACAAAAAACAAAAATGAAATCTATTTATAAAATTTGCATTGACGGTGAAATTGACGAATTAAAAAAACGTCGTAACGAAATTGATAAAATAATTGAAGAAGAAATCCCAAATGATGGCGATGATTTGAGAGAAGATGAAGACGATTTAAGTTTTGCGGCAGCATTCTGTAAAGATCATGATATGGCGTTGGAAATGTATAAATACCTATACGAAGAGTGTGGTTACCCTAGACATTGTGAATTATTCGCTATGGTCGGGGCAGTTGCATCAAGAAATGCAAAACTTATCAATTACATGTATAATAACCTCGAAGAACATGAAAAATCATATTTTCTAGGTGATCTAGAGGATCAACTTGTGATGACAGACCATCCTAGTCCAAATGTATTCATTGAATACGCTTTATTAGAGTTAAAATAATTTATTTTAAAAATATTAAAATATATTTTTAAAATAGACATAATTTAGGTATAATTTCTATATAACCACAAAACCTAACGTAAAGTATACCCTTCTACATAAATATCACCTTCTTTTGCTAGTATGAGTATCAAGGCATATAAAATTATTAGTGCATAGACGATTGCTTCCATACTACAGGCGAAACGATGTGATAATTTCATTGGTGAAATGAGTACCAATAGCAGTGACATAAACATTAATGGTAATATTGATAGTATAATTTTCATTAGTATTATTGATTTTATTACAAACTAAAATTTTAAGTATAATTAATCTCCATTGTCTAAATATTTTATAGTCTCTCCCTTAAGAATTTTGATATTTGTTTCCAGGCCAAATACTTTTTCTCTGAGAACTTCAACTTCTCTGGCATATTTACTCTTTTCTTCCCAAGCTTCTTTCAATAATTTTTTCAATTCCTCTATTTTCCTTCTTTCATCTACGGTTGCATTTATTTTTATTGTTCGTA